TCCGGCGGCCAGTTGCTGTTCCATCTGATCAGCAAACTCTACGAGCAGACTTCCGTCATCGTCACCACCAACCTCGCATTCGGCGAGTGGCCGACCGTCTTCGGGGACGCGAAGATGACCACCGCGCTGCTCGATCGCCTCACCCACCACTGCGATATCGTCGAGACCGGCAACGACAGCTGGCGCATCAAAACCCGAGCCTGAACCCCCTCCGAAACGCAGGCCCGCGTCGGCTGCGCCAGCTGGAAAGCTACGCCGCCACGGGCCTGCTCAACCGCGAGCCAAAGGGGTCACTTTTGGGCGCCGATCGGGGGGCCCGTTTGGATGCCGATTGACACCGCGATGATGAACACCCAGAACCCGGACGTCGGGGCGGGGGCGTCGTCTGGCGAGGAGAGCGACGTTCTTGCCGCTTACCGTGCGGCGCAGGTCTAACAGGAGCACCGAGATGGCCAACTACACCCCCGGAATCGCGTCCGTCATCCTCGGTGATACCGAGATCAATGAGCCGCTGTTTTTGAACTACGATATCCGCCCCGGCGCGTATGAGGGCCACGCTCTCGCCTCCGGGCAGACCATCGCGCTGCAAGCGCCGGTTACTCTGAATGAGGACGGCGAAGTCATCGAGGCAGAGGCCGGAACGCCTGCCATCGGCTTGTGCATGTCGCCGATCAACGCCGAGACGACCAGCGTCCAGGTGCTGAAAACCGGAGTCCTGAACTCCCGGGCTATCGCTTGGCCCGCGTCCTACGACACCGCCGAAAAGCGCGCCGCCGCCTTCCGTGGCGCACCCGCGCCGACCAACATCATCGTCAAAACCGCCGTCTAAGCGTCTGAACGGGAGAAAATAAAATGAACATGAGACCCATGAACTTCCAGGAGATGCGCTTCGCGGTCGAGGACACGAAGCCGCAGGTCCGGCTGTTCTCCGACAGGATCTTCAAGCACTCTTATCAGGCGGACAACGACCTGATCCACATCGAGAAGATCCCGATGGCGAGCAACATCGTCGCACCGACGGTGAACCCGCGTCTTTCCGGCCCGGCGGTCGGGAATCAAGGCACGAAAACGATGGTCCTGACGCCCAGCTACTTCCGCCTGACCTCGCCGGTCGAGCCGTCCGGAATCTATACCGGGACGGACAAGAACAAGCTGTCCTACATGTATGACGCCAACCCCATGAACCGTCTCGCCAAGGAACGGAAGCGCGTCAACAACGAGCACATCAGCCGCATCGAGGAGGGCTGGGAGCTGCAAGCCGCTCAGGCCGCCATCACCGGCAAGGTGAACGTCTATTACGAGGGGTCCACGGTCAGTGAGGTGGATTATCATCGTGACCCGGCCCTCACTGTCGTGAAGACGTCCGGCACGTTCTGGGACGAGGACGAAGATCTGATTCTGGAAGACATCCAAAGCATGATCGACCGGATCTACGACCTGACCGGAGAGACCGCCGTGCACGCCCTGATGGGACGGAACGTTGCGAGCCGCGTCCGCAAATCCGCGCGCAAGGGTGCGCTAAAAGACCTCTTGGACAAGCGCTATCAGCCGGACGGGACCAGCTTGGTCACCGGGCTGACGAAACCGGGCGAACTGGTGGAAATCGGGAATATCGGCGGGCTGATCGACGCCTACGAATACAAGGTGAAGTTCCGCGTCCCGCGTGACGGCGGGCTGGAAGTGGTTCAGCCGCTCGGGGACAACCAGATCTGTCTTCTGACGGACGACATCCTGGGCATCAACGCTCACGGTGCCATCAAGAACCGCGCCGCGAACTATGTGGCGGCGAAGATTTTCGCCCAGAACTACGTTGAGGGCAATGCTCCTCAATACGAGTTCATGTCACACGAAAGCGCGCCTCTCGCGATTGTCGCGGACGCAAACCGCACCGCCCTCATGACGGTGCTGGGTGCCTGATAAGCGAACTCGGGCGGCCCACGGGCCGCCCATCAACTTTTTGGAGAATGTGATGGTTGAACTGATTGCGATCCACACCGTGCAATACCTGCGCAATGGGAAACAGGCGGTGGCGTTCCCAGGTTCTCGCTTCGAGATGCTGGATGCTGATGCGGAGTCGGTTATCCGTCAGAAGGCGGCGTTTTATGCAAACCCGCACGACGTGGTGCCCGTTCAGGCACCTGTTGCTACACCGGCCACTGACGCCCCAGCGGTGACCGAATCCGACTCTGAACCGGCCCCCGTCGAGCCTGAGACGCCGACCGAGCCTGAGACGGACGCGGACGCCAAGCCGAAGCGGGCCCGGAAGGCCAAGACCGAAGCCGCGGAGTGATCGCATGGACTGGAGGGAACGCGCCCAGGCCATGGCCGAGGCCCGCGCCCAGGTCCATGAGATCTACAAGATACCCGTCATGCTGACGACCGACAACGGCGTCAGCTGGCGGGTCGTTTTTTGTCGTTTGCACGAGTCGGTGAACCCGGACGGTCAGACGGTTGGGAGCCAGAATTCCCGCATCACGGTCGATACGGACACCCCGGTGGCGATCTTCAGACACGCCGAGGCCCCCGACCTGAAAGCAAATGACATCGTGTCGGTGTCGGAAGGCGTCGCCTACAAGGTGGCGTCCGCCGCCCCGCCTGACCGTTACGGGTATCGGAACGTCCGCTTAAAGCACGACCATTCCGGCGTGGCGCGGCCCGTCCCCGATTGGGAGACCCTGTGATGGCCGTCGCATACGTCGCCTTGGAGAACGTCGTGGACGTCGCGCAGCTGCGCGAGGTCTTGGAGAACCACGGCCCCGTCCTGCTGAGGGCGGTGAACGACGCGGGCAGGTTCGCGCACAACGAGGCGCGGAAGCGTATCACGGAAGGCGGCACGAACTGGCCCGCCGGATACATCAACAATAAGACATTGAGTCTGCGGCCCGCGACGTCCCTGATGCGCGGAAACACCGGTTCCGCCGTCATCACCGCCCGGTCCAGACCGTCCACCCTGACCAGGTTCAACGCGACGGTCGTGAATGACGATAAACGCAAGGGCGTCCGGGTTGAGGTGAACCGGGGGCGGCCGAAGATCCTGTGGAAGGCGTTCATGACGAACATGGGCGGGAACGCATTGGTCATGATGCGCGAGGGTGATTACCGGCAGCTCCCGAACATAAACGCACACAAATACGCCTGGAACGGTCTGGTGTCCCTGTATGGCCCGTCCGTCGACCAGGTTTTCAAGACGCACCGGGACGGACCCGACGGCATCGCCACGATGGCGCTGGACCGCTTGGAGGACGTGTTCGCGGAACTGATGGGGTTTAAGCATGCCTGAGCCGATCCGACTGACCGTGATGAAAAAGCTGTGCTCCGAGATCGAGCAGCGCGCTGGCTTGGCCGGTGCGGTATTCCGTGGCCGCTCCTACTTTGGGCCCGCGACGGGAGGGCCGTTGAAGATGGTCTCGGTTTTTGAGGACGGGGCCCACGCCGAGGATTACCCCCAGCAGACCGGGGACGGTCGCGCGAACGTGGTCCGACTCCCGCTAATCCTGATGGGGTATGACGTCGAGGGGGTCGAGCACCCCACGGACCCCGCGATGGTCATGATGCACGACGTTCTGGCGGCCCTGAGGGGCGTCAAGCGCGACGGAGCGCCGGACGGGAACCGGAGCCGCAACTATCTGGGGATGGGCCGCATCGTGGACGACATCCAGATCGGGAACGGCCACGTCTATCCGGCCTTCGCGAACGAGAACACCTCCGTGGCGTTCTTCCTGGTGCCGGTGACCGTCACCTACGTGGACTTGGCCGCCTGATCCGCCTGAGACGCCTGAACCGTATTTGCCCTGTGTGACACTGGCCCGTCGCGGCCGAAACCAACATACAGGAGCGCCACGATGGCACAAACCCAGAACTACACCGTGGGCCGCGGTAAGGTCTTTTATGCACCGTTCCGCCCGGGCACCACGCGCCCCGCCGGATGGGAATACATCGGACACACCACGGAGCTGGGGATCTCCGCCACGACCGAGAAGCTGGACCACTGGAACATGGACAGCAAGCGCAAGCGCAAGGACAAGACCGTCACTCTTAGCGCCGAGTTCGCCATGACGTTCAGCACGGACCACATCAGCCCCAACAACGTCGCCCGCTTCTTCCTGAGCGACGGCGCGCAGACCGTCAGCCAAGCCGCTGCGGCCAGCGTGAACCAGACCATCACCGGCATCGAGATCGACCGCTATTACACGCTGGGCGATTCCGACGGCGCGCCGATGGGCGTCAAGGAGCTGGAATCCGTGACCGTGACGGTCGGCGGGACGGCTCTGGAAGAGGAGATCGACTATATTGCGGACCTGGTGAACGGCACCGTTTACTTCGTCGAGGGCGGTGCGGCTACCGCGGGTGCGGACGCCGTGATCACCTACGGGGTTCGCGCGTCCACGTTCGACCGCGTGCTGTCCGGGGACGCAGAGGTTCGCGGCGCTCTGAAGTTCGTGTCCGACAACGCCACCGGTGATAACGTCACGATACTGGCACCCTGCGTCGAGATCTCCCCGAACGGGGACTATGCGCTGAAGGGCGACGAGTGGCAGGTCCTGTCGTTCAACGTCTCGGTTCTGGAACTCGATGACCGGGCCGCGCTGTATCGCGACGGACGCCCGGAGACGGTCTGACATCCACAACTACCCGGCCGCCGAGTTTCGGCGGCCGTTAACGATTGGAGCCACGCATGGCGTTCGCCGATTTCCGCCCTCACTATTTGAAGGTCACCGACCGCGCCGGCAACGAGCTGGGACAGGTCCGTGCGCTGAACGAGTCCGACCTGAGCTTGCTGTGGCAGAAGCACGAGGACGCGATGGAGCTGGTTTTCCAGTCCGTCACGTCCGAGGGCGTCTCACCCGACCTGATGGTGGGTGCCGCGGCCGTCGCCGCCATCAAGGTGGCTCCGGACATGGTCACGGACCTGATTTGTCTGGCGTCCGGGGAGCCGGACTGGGACGCGACGTTCCGGGCGGTGTCCACGATGCCGGTCGGGATGCGCCTTGAGATCTTGGGCGCGGTCCTCAGGTTGACGGCGGAGTCCGAGGGCGGGCTGGAAAAACTGTTGGGTCTGTTCAGGCTGCTGCGTCCAAGAACCGACCCGTAAAGGACGCCCGGACACAGCCCGGAACGCCCGTCTCGCGGTTCATGATGACCGTCAGGCGGACGGTCTCGTTTCTATTGGCGAACGGCCACCACAACGCCGCCCTATACCCCGTCGCCCGTATTTTCCTCGAAGCGGAGCTGGTTCGCGAGCGGCTCGACGCGGAGCGCGCCGACGCCGCCGTCCTGATGCAGCTGACGGTCGGAAGTCTCATGGACAAGCAGACTGCCAAGGACTTCACGAAGCGTATCGGGGAGATGACGGGGAATGGCCGTTAACCAGCACGAAACCAGTCTAAGGATCACCGCCAATAACGACGCGTCTAAGCCCCTGAAGCAGGCGGCGGACGACCTGGGTCGGTTCGAGGACGCCGTCAAGGCGGGCGGGACCGCGCTGGACAACCACACCGGCAACATCCGCGACTTCGGCAAGGCCGCGCAGAACGTGTTCAAGCCCTTGGGGGACTTGGGCAAGCAGGCGGTGGGCAAGCTGACGGCTGCGGTGGAACAGCTGGACGCTGCGCTGGAAGACACCAACGCCAACATCGGCGTCACCAAGAACCAGATACAGTCATACAAGGACGCGGCAGCGGCGGTGGACGCCCAGATCGACGCGGTCCAGAAGCTGCGGGACGCCGAGGACGCACGCCGGACGTCCGAATCCTCGAACCTTGCTCACCTGAAAGACGCGGAGGCGGAACATCTGGCCGCAGTCCGCAAGTCGGCCGATGCCCAGATCGCGGGCATCAACGAGGCCACCCAGGCCCGCCGCGACGAGCTCGCGGCCATCGACGCCCAGATCTCCGCCGAGCAGAAGCTGGCGAACGCCCGCGACAAGAAGCTGGCTAAGGCATCCAAGGACATCGACGAGAGCGTCGCCAAACAGCGTGAGCTGGAAGAGGCCCGTTCCAAGGCGGCTCCGGACCTGGCTCCGTTCGACGCCCAGATCGCGAAGCAGCGTCAGCTCAAAGAGGCGGCGGACGCCGAGCTGAAAGCGCGGCAGTCGGCTCACTCCCAGTCTGTCGCAGAACGCCGAGAGATATTGGCCCAGCGAAAAGTCCTGTTGGACAACGCGAGGGTTGAGAAGACGAGTTATGAGCAGCGTAAACAGCGTTTCGCTGATACCAGGGCCAGCATAAGGGCCGCAATGAAGGCCCCGGGTGCTAACCTTATGACTCTGGTCACGCAGGATGCCGCGAACACCCGTGGATCCGGAGCGAACGAAGCTGCGTTCAAGGCGTTCTCCGCCGAGAATCTCGGACAACGCAAAGCTCTCACCGCACATTTGGCGGACCTCGGTAAGCGCATCGAGGCCGAGAAAGCCGCTGCGGACGCCGTCAAGACCACGGTCGATGCACACGCCTCAGAGATCGCGAGGCTGAACGAACTCCGGAAACCCACGGCGGACCGCGTCGCTGACATCGACAAGCAGATCGCCGCCGAGGAGAAGGCCCAGGCACGCCGCCGGACCATAATTGACGAGCAGATCGCGGCTCAGGCCCAGTCCGCTAAGGTTGTCAAAGATCTCGCCAAGGCCCGCGACGCCATTGTGCCGGACGTCACCAAGTCGGATGCTGACATCGAAACCGTCAATAAGACTGTCGCCGCAGAGAAAGCCGCGTCCGACGCTCGCATCAAGGCCCAGAAGGACCTGACGGACTGCGTAACGACGGAGTCCAAAGAGCGTATCGCGGCCGCCAACAAGGAGCTGGCGGAGCTGCGCAAGGCCCGCACCGCGGAGAACGCCCGCGTCAGGGCGGGCATCAAGGCCCAAGGCACGCTGGACGAGCGTCGCGAGCGCATCACCTCCGAGCGCGACCAAGCCGCCGCGATGCGTGACCGCGCCATCTTCCTAAACAGACAGATCACGGACCCCACCGCCCTGAGGCGCGTGGCCCGGACCATCGGGAGCGGCCCGGAGACCCAGTCCCGCGGCATGGCCGCCCTGACGGAGCAGACCCGCAAGGCGGCGGACGCCCAGCGCCTGCTGAACGGCGAGGTGAAGCGCGGGAACTCCGGTTTCAACTCCGCAAGGTCCTATATTATGGGCTTGGTGTCCGCATACGCCCTGTATGCGACGACCGTGACCCAAGCGTCCCAGGCGATCGAGGCGTTCAAGACCAAGCAGGCCTTCGAGATCACCGTGTCCAACACGCTGGGCGGGGACATGGCCAAGGCACGCGGAGAGTTCGAATATCTGACGGACGCCGCGAACGAGTTCGGGTTCTCCGTCGCGACGATCAGCCAGGAATACGCGAAGCTGGCGGCGACGGCCCGCGGTATCGGCCGTTCCGACAAGGACATCCGGTCCATGTTCGAGGGCGTGCTTTCTGTCGGCCGGGTGAACAATCTGAGCGACGAGAAGATGCAGGACGCGTTCCGGGCGGTCACGCAGATCCTGTCCAAGAACCAGGTCATGTCCGAGGAGCTCAAAGGTCAGCTGGCCGAGGCGCTGCCGGGCGCCGTCGTCCGATTCGCCCAGTCCCAGGGGTATGACCCTGACCAGATGAAGCAGTTCTCCAAGGACCTGGAGGACGGCAAGTTCGCCGCCCGCGACATCATCGAATACGCCCAGCGTGAGCTGGAGGACAACGCGGCCGCGGTCCTTCGCGCCCAGAACACGTTCCAAGCCACGATGGCCCGGTTCCAGAACACCCTGTTCAAGAGCCGCACGGACTTCGCGGAGAACGGGTTCATGGACGGCCTGACCGAGACGATCCGGGAGCTGGACGAGTTCTTCAAGTCCGAGGACGGCAAGGCCTATCTGATACGGCTGGGTGAGGGCGCCAAGGTCGCGGTTGACGCGCTGGCTCTGCTGGCCAGGAACCTGGACACAATCATCGCTCTGGCCGGGACGCTGGGGGCGGTCTGGGGCGCTAAAAAGATCGGCGGCGCGGCCACCGGCATCGCGTCGTTCTTCGCGGACGCCAAGGTCTCGGCGGCCGCGGCCAGCGGGGCCATCGGCACGGCGGGCAAGTCGGCGGCTGGCGCGGCCCGGTCCTTCGGGATGCTGGCGGCTGTCGGTCGGGGTCTGCTGGGGGTGTTCGGGGGGCCGGTCGGTCTGGTGGCCATGCTGGCGTCTCTGGGTGCCGGGGCCCTGTGGTCATGGACCTCGTCCCAGAACGCCGAGCAGGCCGCGCAGGCGCAGTCCCGCATGGAGCGGATCCGGGACGTCATCGGGGAAATCCGGTCCGCAGCGGTGGACGCGGACGGGGACGTCTCGAAGTTCGTGAAGAACCTGGGCGCGATCCGGGGGATGACCGACACCCAGCAGATGGAACTTCGGCGTGACGTCGTCCAAGCCAAGGCCGACGTTCGGGACGCCGTGTCCGAGGTTATAAGCGGCGCGTTCGCCAAGGAGAACGGATCGCGTGAACGGGGCAGGCAACTGCTGAGGGACGGCGTCATCACGGTGAACTCCGGAGACACCTTGAAGCTGGCCCGCATCGGGTCCCAGATCCAGAAGGGCGGGTTCGACCCGAAGGTCCTGAACGCGGAACTTGACGCCATCGCTAAGGCTAACCCCGCGATGACGGGGTATGTCGTCACCATGCAGCGTCTGGTGGAGCAGATGGTCGAGCTGGAAGCGGCCCAGACCGACGTCACCCAAGCGATCGAAAACGCCAACAACGCGGGCGAGACTGCCGAAGAGCAGATGAAGCGGCACACGACCGAGAACCGGAACTCCGCGGAGGCGGCGTCTCTGGCGGCGTCCGCCCAGCAGGACTTCGAGGACGCACTGACCAAGGCGTCGGACGCCGCGGGCGACACCGAGGGTTATGACGCATACGCCAAGGCCATGAAGGAGGCCGAGGACCTTAGAGAGTCCGCCACCAAGGCCTTGGACAAGTGGATCGAGCAGCAGAAGCTTGCGGGCAAGGCCCTGAGCGCCGACGACGTAGCCCGGCAGACCGCGCGCATCAGCGAGGCGGTCGGGAAGATGACGTCCCAAGCGGTCCGTGATCTGAACCAGTTCCAGATGGCCGCACGCGGCCTGAGCGTGGAGCTTGACGCGGTGTCCTCCGGGATGCTGGACGCCTACCGTCAGCGCGAGCAGTTTGGTCAGACACAACTCGATCCTTTGGGGACCGTAACGGGTGCGGCAACGGGACCCGGCCGGAAATACGGGGCCGACAAGAGGTCCATCGCCCAAGGCATTGTTGAATCGGCGAATGCCTTGGGCATATCTCCGGAAGACCTCGCGACGGCGATCTCTTACGAGACGGTCGGGACTTTTGATCCTTTGAAAAAAGGACCCACAACCGATGCTTGGGGACTGCATCGCGGGCTGATTCAGTTTGGCACGCCGCAAGCCCGTGAGAACGGTGTTGACTTTAGCAGTGCCGACGCTGCCGCAGCGTCCCAGCTTGGTGCCAACGGGGCAATCGTCAAATATCTCCGAGGTCGAGGCGTCAAGCCAGGCATGGGATTGCTCCAAATCTATTCCGCCATCAATGCCGGTGGTATCGGCGAGAAATACTACAACCGGAAGGACGCACATAACGGCGGTGCTCCCGGAACAGTCCGCGACAAGGTGAACTACCAGATGGGAGGACACCGTGCTAACGCGCGTTCTCTGCTGGGTGATTACGCGTCAGGGTCATCCGTATCGGTCGAAGAGAGAGAGCTGGCGGCTCACGTCACCCAGAACATCAGCACCGCGCTCTCGGACCAGGCCAAGCTGGCGGTCCAGCACGCGGCGATCGACAATCCGTCCCTGTGGAAGAACCCGGAGTTTGTAGCCGCATACCGCAGCGGCGACGCGCGCGGCGTTGCCGATCAGCTGCGGGCCTCGGGGGACGCGTCCAGGGCCGACGAGGTCATCAGGACGTCCGCCGGAACGGAGATGGTCCGCCAGATCGAGGCGAACGCGGACGCGGTCAAAACGTTCGCGACCGCCGTCGAGAAGATATCCTTCGACAAGGACGACATGAAGGCCGGGAATCGGGCCGCGGCCGTGGACCGCGAGACGGCGGCCCTCATCAAGGACCTGACGGCTGACGGCGCGGATCTGGCTGCGGCGACCAAGACCGCCACGGAGGACGAGGCCCGCGCACTGGTTCGCAGCCGCGTCGAGCGGCAGATGCAGCTGGACATCGACAAGCAGCGCAAGGACCTCATGACGGACCGTGCGGAGTCCGACGCACAGGCCAACAGGGACGCACAACAGCGGATCCGGTTTCAGGAGATCGAGAACGCACAGGGAGAGCGTGCGGCTGAGCTTGCAAGAATCGAGGCGGAGCTCAGGAACCAAGAGCAGGACGAGGGCCTGTCCAGGACCGACTCCCAACGCAGCGAGATCATAGCTCTTCGCATCAAGGCGTGGGACGCGGAGAACGCGGAGCGCCTGGCAAAGGAGGCCAAGGACAATGCGGACAAGGCCAAGGACGACGCCGAGAAGGTCCACACCGACAAGATAGCGACCCTGCAATCGAAGCTGGCATACCTGAATGACCAGCTGGCGGTGGCGATCGAGAACCGGGACGCGACGACCCAGAACCGATTGAAGGACGAGATCCGGGGCGTGTCCGACGAGCTGATCACCGCGACCCAGGCGGCCGAGCAGTTCTACGGGACGCTGTCTGGGCCGGAGAGCGAGCAGGGCGTCCTGGCCATGCAGCGCCTTCGTCTTGAGGCGCAGCGCGGCAAGCAGGATCTCGGGAAGATGTCTCCCGAGGTCGAGGAGCTGTCCGGCGTCATCCAGAACAGCCTGAACGGGGCCGTGGACACGTTCGCCCAGCGCATCGCCAAGGGCGACAACGCGTGGGACGCCCTGAAAGCCAGTGTGGGACAGGCCGTCGGGCAGATACTGATCGACATCGGAAAGATGATCACGCAGGCGGTGATCGCGGACGCCACCATGAAGATGCTGGGCCAGTCCACGCAGAACATCCAGATGGGGGGAGGAAACGGCGTTCCGACGGGTCAGTCCGGCGGCAGCAAGGCTGGCGGGATCATCAGCAGCATCCTGAACATCGGCATGTCCCTGTTCTCGGGCGGGATGGGCGGAGGAACGGCCGGCATGGGGGGCGGTGCCGGAGGCATGACCGGCGGGATATTCCACGACGGCGGCATCATCGGGGACCCGTCCAAGAACATCGACTTTCTGGCGAGTCTGATCAACCTGAAACCGGGTGAGCGTCCGATCATCGCGATGGACGGCGAGGAGATGCTGACGCGCCGTGACCCGCGACACCGGGATAATCTGGGCGCGGCCTTCGACAGAATGAACAGATTCCACATCGGCGGGATCATTGGTCGTCAGCCGAAAGCGATCCAAGACCGTATCGGCGGTTCGGGAGGGTTGCTGGGCGGGCTGATATCGCAGGTCATGGGCGACAAGGGCGTGGCTGGTGCCACCCTGAACCCGATCCAGATCATCAACGCGATCGACGACGGCGACCTAAGGGACCGGTTCTTCTCGGGGCCGGACTCGGATCGGGCTTTCGTCAACATGTTCACGCGTAACGCGTCCAAACTGAGGCACGTGCTCAAATGATTGACCTGAACAACCCCGTGGCCACCCCGTTCCGCGTCAACTGGGGAACGGACCCGGTGACGGAGTATCATTACAAGACCGACGTGTTCACCGCGTCGGACGGCTCCGAGCAGCGCCGCCCCATGAACAGGTATCCGGAGGTCCGGGTCAGATACGAGACGTGCGCTATGACCGCCGCCCACGCCGAGCGGATCGACGGGATGTTGCCGATGCTGATGACGTCAGCAGTGGCCGTCCGGGACTTCCGGATGAACGGGGCCGGCCGGGTGTCGGATGACGGGTCGTCATTCATCATCAGGACGTGGTCAGCGTCTTGGGCCGTCGGGGTCCGCGTCGTCATAGAGGATGATGACGGCCTGCAAGAGCACACCGCGCTGGTCACCGGCGCGGACCCGGCGTCGCGCACCGTTTCCATGAGTGACCCGTGCCCCGAAGCGATGCGGGGTAAGGCGGCCAAGATCGGATCCGCCGTCGTGGCGTCCCTGGACGACGAGATGGGGTCCGTCCGCCACACCGCGGACGTCGAGGTGTGGGACGTTTCCGCTACGTCCTTCCGGGGGCTGGACCCCATCGGCGGCGCGCCGCTGACGGCGTTTCCGTTCTCCCACGGCTCCGAGGACGGTGTCCGGATCACGGCGCGCCGAAGCGTGCACGGTCTGGACTACGGGGTGGGCCGCAGGTCCGAGGTTCTCGGCTACGCGTCGATGACGTCCGGATTCCGCACATACCAGGTCGAGACCTACCAGCTCAGCCAGACGTCCAAGGAGGCGCTGGTCTCGTTCTGGTGCGGGTGCCGGGGCCGCCACAAGTCGTTCACCGCGCCGAGGTTGGACCCGTCCGCCAGGTTCCGTTTCGCGTCGGACATCCTGGTCGTGACGCACCGTAGCGGGGACGTGTCGTCCGCCACGGTCAACCTGGCCCAGGTCATCGCATAACGGGCAGGCCCGTATTTCCCGCATAACAGATGCGGGGTCCGGCGTGGGTATTTTTGACGACAACGAGAGCCAGATCGAGACGGGTTTCGTCTCGTTCACCGTGACGGTGTCCGGGGACGGCGAGACGTGGCGATACACGAACTCGGACGCCGTCTTGGTCGACGAAGACGGGAACGAATACCAGCCGGTCCCGGTGATGACCAGCAACATCCAGGCGGACGGCGCGATGTCCGGCGGTGAGCTGGACGTCACCTTGGACAGGTCGGTTTCTCTGGCCGACAGGTTCTTCCCGGAAGCTCACCCGGCCATCTACAAGATCGTCATCCGTCAGGCCTTCCACGAGGAGGGCGTCATCATCGAGGCGCCTCTGGCGTTCACCGGGGTCATCACGTCCGTGTCGTCCTCGGGGGACGGGGCCGAGTTCAAGCTGAAATGCACGACCCAGCAGGGCTTGCTGAACAGGTCAGGGCTCAGACGCCGCTACCAGCACCAGTGTCCGTTCTTGCTGTTTGGCACCGACTGCCGCGCCAACCGGGCATCATCCCAGTTCTCCGCCACCATCTCCGCCCCAGCGGGCACGGCAGTGTCGGACGTCAACCTCAGTTTTTACGGCGAGGACGCGGACAACCCGGAGATATGGCGGGGACGCGACCTGTCGGACCTCCAGAACCGGGTGTTCATGGTCGGGGCGACGATCGAGTTCCAGGGCGTGAAATACGTCGTCTGGGACTTGGAGACTTGGGACGCGGCGAACTCGCCTAACGTGTTCCGGATCCGCCTGAACTCGCGCGACGTCACCCCTCTCAGGGACGCGGTGTCCGCTGCGGAACCCGCTGACCGCGTCTGCGTGATCACCCCTGCGTGCGACCACACGATGGCGTGCTGCCAGCAGGTCTTCTCGAACGGCCGCAACTACGGCGGGATGCCGTGGATCCCGTTCGAGAACCCCGTGAAGACGATGTTCGTGGGGGCGTGACATGGACCCAATCACACAGATGGTCGTCGGCATCAGCATGCAGTTCATCGGTCTGCTGTTCCAGCCCAAGCCGGAGGAGCCGAAGCCTCCCAGCCTGGACGACTGGGACGAGCCGACGTCCGACTCTTCCAGACCGATCCCGGTCGTCTTCGGCACGGTCGAATTAAAGGGACTGAACGCTTTGTGGTGGGGCGAGAAGGCCATCAAGCGTCGGGACGTCAAGATTCCCACGGAGAAGAAGTGATGCTGGTCCGTAAGGCGGACGTCCTGGCCGCGGGGTTCTGCGGCCCCGGCATGAAGGCGTGGTGCCGCCAGCACGGCATAGACTCACGACAGATAAACGACGGCGTCCCGGCCGAGCTTCTGCTGGCCACGGGGTGCGCTCTGGCCGAGGCGGTCGTCGCCAAGGCGCGGGAACGACAGGTTTTGGAGGCTGATGATGTCCACCGGTAAGAAGATGACCACCCCGGTATGGGACATGAAGATGTCCACGCACTTCGGCGTCGCCCTCGGGGCCGAGGCGCTGTTTGGGATCAAGATCAAGGACAAGCTGTGCTGGCCCCCGGAGCAGGTCGACGGCGACGACACCGTCGAGAAGTGCCCCACACTCAGCTACCGTCGCATCAATGCGGATGTGGATCTGAATGACATCCGGACGATCGGGGCAGCGGACCCGGCCCCCTGCATAGACCCGAACAACCCCCAGATAATGACGGGGCCGAGAGACGAATACATCAGCGAGCCAGAGCTTTTCGGCGGTGACACGAACGGAACGGGCGGGGTCCGTGGCCTGTTCAGCTGGCTCCCGGGGAAGATTAACCAGGTCCTCCCGACGTTCATAACGTCTCGCCTGAAAGAGGATAACGACCAGTGCCCGTCGTATCGAGGTCTGGCGTCCGTGTTCTTTTCGGGGTCCCGGAAACCGACTCTGGGGACTGACCAGAACGGTCTGGTCATCGGCGGCAAGGTGGTCGGCAAGGTTAACTCCTCGAACAACCAAGGATTCGTGTGGGGGGTCAATGACCCCTATGTGCCGAACGCCTCCCTGAGGGTCTGGCGCAGGCCGAAGGCTGAGCCGCTGCGTAAGTTCGCGGAGTTCTTTTTGAACCCGTATAACGTCGGGATATATCCCGGGAAACAATATCAGGTTCTGGCAGTCCAGACCCCCCTAAGTCCGGCCCGCAGGAAGCCGGACGGCGACGACGGGGAGATGTTGCCCAGGGGCGGGGGATTCCCGGGCGCGAACCCGGCTGCGGTCCTGTATGAGCTGGTCTCATCCGGGGCATACGAGATCAGCGCCACCGAGGACGCCATCGACAAGGACTCGTTCCTGATCTGTGCCCGTAGGCTTGCATATGAGGACATGGGCATATCGTTCGCGTGGGTGGACCAGGACACCGTCCGTGAGGTCGTGAACGAGGTCTGCAAGCACGTCGGCGCGGCGGTGTTCATCCATCCGAAGACCGGACTTTATACCATGCGTCTGTTGCGTCCTGAGACGGACTTTGACGCCATCCAATCTCGCCAAGGGGAGCGGATTCCCAGACCTTGGGTCACGGGCTTCGTGCTGGACCCCAGCAACGCGGAGCTTGATGGTGATTTTGAGCGGAAGACGTGGACGGACGTCGTCAACAGCCTGACGGTCAAATACACGGACGACGAGACGTCCGAGGAGAACGCCATCACGGTCCAGAACCAAGTGGCCATCGCGGCGGCGGGCGGGCGAATCAACGACGGCACGATGAACGGATACATGTTCCGTTCCGAGGAGACGGCGCACGCGGCGGGCGTCCGGGAGCTGGGCAACATATCCAGGCCCATCCTGAGGGCGTCCTGGAATCTTAGCCGGAAGGCTTGGTCTCTCGCCCCGTTCGACGTCATCACCGTCAACTGGCCGTCCGAGGGGCTTGTCGGCGTGAAGTTCCGGATCATGTCCGTGGACTACGGCACCCCCAGAGACAGGACCGTCAAGATCGACGCCGTCCAGGACGTCTTCGGGGACGTGAAGCCGCGGGTCGCGTATGTCCCGCAGGCCCCGCTTTGGCGTCCGGACTCCCGGCCCACGATGCGTCAGCCTTGGTTCAGCCCGGCGTCGGCCCCGATGTTAATCAGAAACGGCGTGACCATCGAAGAGGTCGAGCAGCTGGACGAGGACCAGGACGCCGCGGTCATCCACATGATTTCCAGCGACGGCCCCTTGGACTCGGCGGACGCGTTCGTCCACCTCGCGGGTGAGTCGTATTCCCAGAACGGCGTCCCGATCGAGGCTTTGCCGCGCGCGGTCTTGGGGTATCCGCTTCCGGCGCAGACCACGACGGTCTTGAACTTTTACGAGCTGGACTTCGGTCGGCAGGAGCGGGACCCGGACGTCGGGGACGTCTTGGTGTTCGTGCGCCCCCGCCCCGACAAGACCTCGCTGAACGGATACTGGCAGACCATCGGCGGCGGAAGGCAGTCGTCTCTGACCTGGGACGCGGGATACGGCACCGCTTTCAGCCCCATCAAGCTGCACTGGGGAGTCGGGACCGCGGCGATGGCCTTGGACCCGGCGTCCCAGCGCAGCGACACGATGGTCGGTCTGGCCCCGGCCTTCCACGAGGAGGTCTGCGTCATCACGGCCCTGAACCGGGACACCGGCGACGTCACCGTCAGACGCGGGTGCTGGGATACGGTCCCGGCCCCGATCCCGTCCGACGCGTGGGTTTTCCACATGAAGAACCGCCCGCCCGTGCCCAGGTCCGCATCGCCCGACGGCGAGTTCGTGTATTCGGTGTATCGCCCCAAGAACGCGTCCGCCGTGTCCCGCGGAACCACGCAGCAATACTCTCACGTCGCGACGGCCCGGCAGGCCATGCCCGCGCGTCCGGGCAACGTCAGGCTGGTCATCGGCGGTGAGACGCACCACATCGGTTCCAAGCCGGTTCTGGACGACGCAGCCGACGTGACGGTCAGGTGGGCGTCCCGGAACAGGATGCTTGACGACGCCAGCCCGGCCGCTTGGACCGCGGGGAACATCACCCCTGAGAGCGGGCAGTCCCACTACGTCAGGGTCTGGCGCAGGGTCAGGCGCGACGCCGCGGGGGACGCCCCCGCTGTCCTGGTGGCCCAGTTCTATAATCTGGGCGGCGATAGCTACGTCGTGCCTGCGACGGTGTTTACTAACAGTATGACGGACCCGGACTGGAACCCCGGTCAGGTCGAGTCCGACATCGAAGTCGGGGCGGCGTTCGTAATCGAGGTCGGTGCGATGCGCATGACGTCCGGGACCACGCTGGGTGAGCCCGGAGCGTCGGCGCAGATGTCCGCTCAGGCGGCACTGATGTTGCTCGACGTCGGGACCGCTCCGGGAGGTTGGGGCAACAGATACGGAGAGGATTACGGCGGGGCGGCGTGATACGCCCCGTCCGCCTTAATTAGCGGTAACCACGCCGTAAAATCCGCAAGACTGACCAGAGTAGTTCTGGCAGTCCGTCGCGTAATCCGGCTCCATCTCGAATCCGTTCGACGTTGACCGGATGTTCACGGTGCACAGCCCGCTCTCAGTCATCGTCACGCGCCACTGACCTTCCGCGACGGTCGATAAACGTCCTGTTCCGTGGCCGGAGCACTGACCACGGACCGTGCTGCGGACCTCGGCCGTTTCGCCTCTGACAGTCAGGCTGACCTTCGTGCCGTCACCGGTTCCGCTGTATTCTCCGTCCGGTAAGCCCTGAGCCTGCGCGGCAGTCCCAATAGTTGCCAGTGCGGCAGCGGCAATCACGACCCGGATCACCACGCGCACACGCGCGCAGTCTGGTTGACCCAGCACGCACCCTCACGGCTCAGCATGCCCAGATCCCAATGCGCCTTGCTATCGCGGTCCGGCCCATTCCAAGAGCCCTTCATCTGATCGCCATCCCGATTGGCATAGGCGAAATACCCGTTGCTGCCGGTGATGATGAAGGAACCGTCGCCGTCACCGATGGCGGTGAACTCGCATTGGCTGTCGATGTATTTCTGCCCCTCGACCGTCAGCTCGCACTTAGCCGTTTTTGCGTGCACAGCACTTGTCGAGAGGGCCACAGCCAGCATCGCGATGAGAATCTTCATGAAAATCTCCCAGTAACACGCGAAGACAATCTCACGAATCCGTTAAGCCGGCAACGTCCCCGACGCTCTCGGCCCGTATTTCCCGATGGAACAGACGCGGAGTGACGGACATGCCCTCAACGACGATCCCGGGTATCGGCATCGAGGCCAGGTGGGCCGAGGGCGAGAACGGCTGGAAGCCCGGAATGGACGAGAACCTGGTCCGCTTGTCGGCCCTGACGCAGATGTCCGTCCCGTCCGTAACCGCGGCCCTGTCGACCGCCAACGGCGTCCAGATAGCTCCGCCGTCCCACGCGAACGCCGGACAGGTCGCCCTGAGTGTTGGCGGCGCGTGGTGGTATTACGCCCCGTTCCAAGGGATGCGGGTCTGGGTCCGTGACGTCCAGTCGTGGTTCGTCTTCGATGGCTCCGCGTGGGTCCGGGAATCCGGTGCCGCGCACGTCATCAGCCCCGTCGTCTCGGCGTCCCGTCTGGTGACCGAAAGCGAGTTCGCCGTCGGCGCGACCATCGAGGTGTCCTCTGAGACCGACGTCGTCCTGACCGTTCCCGGACCGGGCACGACCGCCCCGCAGCTCGGGGCGTCCGTCGCGCGCCGCCCCATAACGGTCATCCGGACAGGGGCCGGGAACGTCTCCGTAGCCGCGGCCGCAGGCTCCACCCTGATGTCTGCGGGGAACGCGTTCCGCGCACGCGAACAGGGCTCGGCCTTCGTCATAATCCCCCTGACAGGGGACCGGTATTCCGTCCAAGGTGACGTCACATGATTCTGGGACCGATATTCCGCAGGCGCGGCGCAACCCAACAGACGCCCGTGATGGTGTCCAGGATGGCCGTCGCCGTCGTGCACGCCGCGTCCCGGACGTTCTCGAACGCGGACGTCTCGCTGGCGGCCCTGGTAGCCGCCCGCCGGATGATCCGTCAGCCGGGCCGGTCTGACGTCTCGCTGGCTTCACTGACGGCGGCCCGAAGGATGACACCGCAGACCGGCGCCGCCGCGCCGTCGTTGGCGACACTGACTGTGGCCAGAAAGATGGACGAACCCGACACGGACCCGCACGTCAGCAGGATGTTCGTGGCCGTGGTGCACACCTAAGAGGATATGTGATGGCAATTCTGATGATGGACGACTTCCGCAGTTACCCCACGCCCGAAGACTTGCTGTCGTATAACGGGCGCGGCGGGCCTTGGACCACGTTCGGTGAGGTCTCGTCGGTCAGTTTCCGACTGATCAATAACCCGACGTGGCGGGGTGACGGTTCCGAGCTTAGGGCTCTGGAATATCGCCATAACAGCGATCGGAACGCGCCCCAGAGAGACTTCACGACGGCGGCTGTCCCCGCAGTGTGTGCCCAGTTCATCTGCGGCGTCGGCAACTCGACCGTCTCTTACACAGAGACGTGCAACTTCGTGTTGTTCCAAGAACCCGTGATCGACAAGAACACCGCCACGCTCGGCATGAGCACGTTTTATGGCGTATCCGTCCGTGCGGAACAAGGGATGCCGGGGGACGTGAATAAGGTCGGGGTCTATTACACGATCCTGACCTCGACGACGTCCTCCCCGTCGATCAGCCAAGTTCTTGTAGGTTACCTCAGGCCTTGGACCAAGGGCAGGCATTATCACGTCGAGCTGAAGGTCGATCACTCGAACCCGACCGCGCGCATCATCGTTTACGTCAACGGCGTGCTTGAGATGGACGCCACCTACGACCGTGACCGCGTGGACAACGGCTTGCAGACGAAGTCCTTCAAGCGCGTTCTACTGAGTGGCACGTCCCCGACCTCGAGCAGCATCTACAGCATGGCCACGTATTCGAACCTGGTGATCTACACGGACGCTGACGACACTGTTTTCCCGATGGGCCCCATCGACCTGACGGCCATCTCTCCAACAGCCGGACAGGGATACGACGGGCTGCGTGCCGCGCCGAACGCCGACGACAGCACCTATGCGACCGTTCTGCCCGGTTCCACGCTGAACGGGACATTCGACGACCTGACCGCGAATCCTAATCCAGTTTTGGCGGTGGACGCGACGGTCCGGCACCAGTCCGTGGCGGGCATCGAGCCGTCCCAGATCACAACCCGCATCCGCAAGGCTGACGACACCGTGTCCGGTTCCGTGACGACGACGGCCGCACCGGGCGTCCCCGCGACGCACCGTCGGTTCAGGCTGCCTGCTGGGCTCACTGCGGCGGACGTGAACGGCCTAAAGTTCCAGATACAAGCGGCGGGGTGAGTCATGGCGGTCATTCTGCAAGAGGGATGGAAGACCTATGCGGACAGGACGGAGGTCGGCTTCGGCTGGCCGCTGCGGGCGACGTCTGTGGCCAGTAGCGTGTTTACTGATATATCCGGACGCCGCACATACGACATGTATGGCGCGAAAGTCGCTAAGACCATCGCCCCGACGCGCCGGGTCTGCGCGCACTTCGTGCTTGACCTGACGGCTGGCACGATCGGCTCAACGACGACGCTGTTTCAGTTGGGCCTCAATCCCGCGAACATCGCCGCTTCCGCCTATGAGACGACCGCCGGCGACCGTTTCATCGTCGAGGGCCGAGGCACCACCATCCGCGTCGTCAGGAACGCTTTCGGCGCGGACGGCTCCGTCCAGAGCGGATCGCAGACCGTCGCGACGGCCACCCACACCATGTCGGCGGGGGCATCTTATCGCATCGAGGTTCTGGCGGACGTCACGGCGGAGACCGGGACGGCTGAGGTGCTGATAAACGGCGTTTCCGTCCTGTCAGCCGAGTTCTCCCGGACGATCGGCACATACCCCTGCGACGCGCCGTTCGGCATCGCGTCCCTGTATGCTCAGGGCGTGACCGGCGCTCGCGGCAGGCTGTCGAACCTGGTCCTTTACACGGACGACGCGACGACGACCTGGCCTGTCGGGCCGCTGAACATCTCGTATCTGCCAGCTGCCCCGAACGCCGGGGAGACCATCAACTTCCCGCCGTTGCTGACGGACCCAGAGATTCCCATAACGGACGCCACCGGCAAAACGTGGTCACTGGGCGACATCAGCGGCGTCAGCGCCGCCTCAATCAAGGCCGTCATCGGCTCCGTGCGGATGTCCTCACCGGACGCCGTCGTGCCCGCATCGGCGGACGTCGTGTTCCGTAACGGCGCCGCCGTTCTGGCGTCCTCAACTCACGTCGTTCAGCCCGGGACGCCCGTGTATGACCGCCACACCACCATCCCGGTCACGGACCCCGGCGTCCTGAACGCGATGACGATGACCGTAAGGAAGACGCCATGATAACCACCATCCAGTTCGTGTGCCCCCGGACCGTGTCAGCCGGTGAGCTGGTGATGGACCCGAACACCGGGGCGTGGGGATACGCAAAAACCCACTACGCAGGCGGCCAAATCGGCACGTTCTCGGCCGGTGCCGGATACGTCGTCACCGTCCCGGGCAACGTCTCAGCGGGTTCGGATTTGTGGTGCCGGAACGGGGTCATCACGTCGGCCCCGTCTGCACCGGACGAGACGCCTTGTGCCTCCGTCGTCAGCGTGATGTCGCAGGCGGACGGGGAGACCACGGCCCTGGTGCGGCTTTATTGATCGTCTTTTGATCACCGGTCGAGAAACGGCGTGAATGCCCAGCGTTTGCTGGGCTTTTTTATTTGATGGTCTTTTGATTGCGGATCCTCGTTGCGGACGTTCCGGCCCGTATTTCCCCACGATAAGCGGGGAAACTTCATGGGGCCCCGAAGCACGGGGACCCACATGAAAATGTTTATGGACGAGTATGTCATCGTCATCACCGCCCTGATCGGCACCTTCATCAAGCTTCTTCTCACGCCCGCCAAGACGCTCAGGGAAACGATGGGAATCGCGTTCTCCTCTGCGTTCATGGCGATCGTGTTCACCGAGTCCATCGTCTGGTATTTCGAGATGGATCCGATCCTCAGGACGCCTGTCGCCGTAATCCTGACGTGGACCGGAGACGGTATCGCGCGGAAGATTATCAGGATCGGGGAGAACCCGTCCGAAGCAAAAAGCGTCGTCGGTGGTTTTGTCGAAATCCTGAACATCTGGAACTCTAAAACACCTCCGAAGCGGGATGACGATGCTGATCGAAATCCCCGGTAAGCCGCAACCCAAACAGAGGCCCCGGATGACGCGATACGGCGCGGTTTACACGCCCGCCGAGACCCAGGCCTTTGAGAGGCTGGTCGCCCGACACGCGAAGGCGTCGGGGGCGAAGCCGGTTTTAGGGCCGGTCCAAGTCGAAATCACCTCGGTGTTCCCCATCCCAAAATCTTGGACGAAAAAGCGGAAGGCGGAATCGGACGGTCAGCCCCACGTCCAGCGGCCGGATCTGGATAACTTGGTCAAGTGCGTTCTGGACGGGCTGAACGGCGTCGCGTTCGCGGACGACTCCCAAGTCCACAGCGTGACGTCCCGAAAGATCTGGTCATCGGAGTGCGGCGAAGGAAAGACCGTCGTCCGGGTCATTCACTGATTCCGGAGGAACGTCAGTCCCAGCGCGAGCGGCCCGACATACAGGGGCGGGCACAGCACCACGGCCAGCGCGCCGTCCGACCCGACACCCACCAGCATGCAGGACGCCAGAACCCACAGCGGCAGCATGATGGCCCCGGCCACGTAAGCGACGCCCCCGATAATCCCCAGAAGCACGCGGATGACCCCGCAGACGACGGTGAAGTTCTGCCCCGCTCCCCACGCCATCGTCATGAACCCGAAGGCCCAAAGTGCGGCTGCGGTGACCGTGAACGGATTACCAGACTCGACGGACATGAGAACGGAAGCGGAGATCGCAGACGCCGCCACCACCAGCGTCAGGACCTCCGCCCCAGCATCGCGGAAAACACAAAACATGGAACCATGAACCTCCGCGATAACCACATGTAGTATATCGGATTTTGGCGGGTCTTTATAGAATGACACTGCGGGTCATTGCGGGCCAATCAGCCCATCAGGCCGCGTTCATCGGCGATCCGGCGGACCGCGGCTTCAAGCAAATCTGATGCCCGCTGACGGGCCTCGGCGGCGGTCAGCTTGCAGCCGTGGCGTTTCAGTATTGCGGACACAGACTGCGGCTTCTCGGCTAACAGCGACGTGCGGACGATCTCCGCGTCCATCTCGCTCAGCTCGGCCAAAGCGTCCCCCAGAGCGGTCATACGCTTGTCGTTCTCGTCGCGGATCTCGAACAGCTCCGCTGCGTCCGCCTCGTCGACCAGGTCGTCCGAGCCCACGCAGAACGCCGCTTCACCGGTCTCCAGAGCCGCCCTGACGTCGTGGACCTTGACGCCGATTTCGTCGGCCACCGCCTGTGCCTGGCAGTCAGTCAGGGTGTTCGTGGGGTCGATGCCCAGCATGCCGCAGACCCGCAGAGCGTTCTGGTGCGCGGAACGGCGTTGTTTCGAGTTCCCCAGATTGACGCGCGAGGCCGCCTTCATACCCGCGTCATCCAGATCCCGCTTGATCCGGAACTTCGCGTAAGCCGACAGCCTGCGTCCGTGCGCCGGGTCGAACCTGGTCGCAGCTTGCCAAAGTGCGGCCATGGCTATTTGGAACCTGTCCTCGTATTCGAGCTGGGATTTGTGTTGGTGCGCCATGCCGCGCGCGAACGGCTCATACGCACTGACCAGCCTGTCCATTGCCCTCCGGTCTCCGGTTCTTGCCAAGCGGGCCAGCCTGAACTCTTCCGCCTCCGTCAGGAAGCCGGAGCGGGTGAACGCGGCCTTCGCCGCCGCTCTGTTAGTCATTTGTGCCTCCGGTGATCGCGGTGAAGGCCTGCTGGGTGGTGATGCCCAGCTTGTCCGCCAGCTCATGGCTCAGCCGTCCGATCTGGTATGAGGTCCCGCCGCCCACCGCCGCCGCCTTGGCGCGGTTCAGGGCGTCGATGGTCGAGACGCACCGGTTCTCGACGTATTCGGCCAGGTCGTGAGCATCTGCAATGGTCTGCGCCGCGCCGTCGAAATCCCCGGCCGCCGCTTGTTCGTGCGCCGTGTTGAAGCCTGACCATATAGCGCCCAAAGGCTCCAACATGTCCGGCACTCTGATTAGCCTGTTCTGTGATTTCATTCCGCCCCGCCCCGTGCGTTTGTCGCTATTATCGTTTGATTTCGTGTGAGCGGACGCCCGGGGTCAGACTTGGGAACTGCCCCGGGACGCCGGACGCCGGTAAAAAGGAGGAAAACCCGGCTCCAAGCGGTTCTATTATGCTCCCCGCTCCCTGCTATTCAGATATGATCCGCACGCGATATCCGCAAACATTTTGTGCGTTCCTGCCAAAAATTGTTTTCCTTGCCTGTAAGGAAATTTTAGAGGCGTTTTGATTTTGAGCGAAAAAAGATCATCGTAGCCCGAGGAGATTGCGAAAGACACGCGAATCACCCATACTGCGCGGATGGCAAAACGACAGACGAAGGCGTAGCGGATGGCATCTGAACCCGAAGACCCGATGGACGAAGACGCGATCCGCGAGGACTTCGACAAGCTATTTGATGAGACGATGCGGTCCGAGCGGATAAAGATTATGCAAGAGCTAAACCAGCATCCGGTCGGCTACGTGGTCGATAACGGCGGCCTGCAAAGCTGCGTCGTGGCGCGAGGAGATGTCCCTGACGGCGGCCGCAAGGATGACGCGGACCGGCGGGATCTCGGCGTGAGGCTGAACAAGCCGATGATTCTGATCGGGCCTCAAACCGAGCACGAGATCCACGAATGGATCGACTATGTGCACGGAGAGAGCCCGTGGATGGCTGAGGTGTCCGCATATGTGATGCGGCAGGTGGAACAGCGATTTCGTCAGGGTGACCGATTCGTCCACTTTGAGCCGGTCTTGGTCCACGGCGCTCCGGGCGTCGGGAAGTCCCATTACGCCAACTTTCTGGCGGAGTCCGCCGGCGTCCCGGTCCTGACGCTGGACGGGTCTTCGATGATTTCCGTGTTTCAGATCTCTGGCGTCGAGCGCGGCTGGCACGGCGCTTGCGCCAGCCCGGTCGTCCGGTTTCTCGCAGAGAAGGCGTGCGCCAACCCCGTCGTGATCATTGATGAAGTCGACAAGGTCGGAATCACTGGGAACGCGCGCGGCGGCAGCCCGCACAGTGCGCTGCTGGGGATGATCGAGAGGTTGTCGGCATCCCAGTGGCGGTGCCCGTATACCGAGTTGGTGATCGACTTGTCGAAGGTATCTTGGTTTTTCACCGCGAACGACATCTCCGGCGTCCCCCAGCCGCTGATTGACCGCTGCAAGGTCATCCGGGCCGGGTCGCCGACGCCCCAACAGATGATGGAGCTTGTGCGTGCGAAGATGCCCGACGAGGATCCGCTGGTGGTCCAGCGCACCGCTGAGGCCGCTGTGGGGATGTCCCTGCGCCGGGTGCAGCGGATGATCGACGCGGTGCTGTCGGCGGGCAACGGCCCGATGCTGAACTGACGGGACCGGACGGGGTCTTTCATTTTCGGGCGTCGTCCAGAACCGGATGGGGTTTTCCATTCTGCCCCGTCGTCAGTCCGGGTAGGGCAGGTCGTTCTCGTCGGTCGCGGGCATCAGGGCCATTCGTGCGACCGCCCCCAGCTTTTGCTCCACGATGGCGGGATTATCCCGCAGGACCTGGGTGGCGTCATCACCAGCAATCAGATCGCTGATTGCCGCGCTCATGCCGCCCTCGTATTCGCTGCGGGCCTCGATGAAAAACCCGCCGTCCTTAGGGAAGGCCCGCAGCGTGATGTTCAGCTCTCGTTCGATCATGTTCGTCTCCCTTCAAGCGGCCGCGCGGGCCATGTTCAGCAGTCTGGAAACCACCGTCGCCGGGCTGGCGGACGATGACATCCGGACCCATCCCGGCTGACCGGGAACGGCCTCGAAGCCGAACTTATGACAGTTCCCCGCGTGGACAAGCCCCTCACTTAGGTGACTGACCTCTGTGACCGAATAACGCCACGCCTGACCCCCGGCGTTGGTGCGGTCCGGCTTGATGTGGCCCTCGGCCCGAAGGTGCTTCGCGGTCATCGCCGCGATTTCGGCGTCTCTGTTAATCCAAGATACGTTGCTCATGATGGTCTCCTCCCGTTCTGAGCTGGCCGAAAACCGGCCGGTGTTTTTTGTTCTGCGTCGATGCGGCTCAGTCAGTGCTCATGCCGCACACCTATGTTTAGCCTTCATCATTTCGCTGAACGGTAATAAAACCCCGTTAGCCCAATCAACAATGTCATTACGTCGAAGCATTGCTTCCTCGGATATGTCCTCGTCATCCCAGATTTTGTCTGCTTCCAGGATTCGGAAGATAAATATCCATGTCAGATACCCACCCTTAGCCCAGACCTCGCTGCGGAAAGATGTGGATTCTATTTTTCCGGACGCTGTGTTGACCGAAAAGCCGCCTTCGACGTCCGTGTGTGCTTCGATCTGCTCACAGATCTGTTTAACCCTCTTAATGACCTGATTTCTCGCTATTGAGATGTCTGGCCACCACCAGCCATAAGGACGCTTGGGAGCCCGCTTTTTCCGAACCGCGGGTTCGGGATCAGGCTTCCTGATCGTGAAGTTGTCTTCGAAGCTCTCCGCGATGGCGGTGATTTGGTCTTCGGTCAATCTGGTTACGTTGCTCATGATGGTCTCCTCCCGTTTTGAGCTGGCCGAGAACCGGCCGTGGTTTTTCGTTTTCGCGAATCGTCCGGGACCGGACGGCGTTTTTCATTCTGCGGAGTCGTCAGCGGACCGGGGACACCCCGAACAGGTTGACGTGCCCGCGGGCGTGGACATACGCGATGCCGCGGACCACGACGGCGCGGCAGCCGGACCACAGTGCCTGACCGGCCTGCGACACGATGACCGGGACGGCTTCTGGTCGGCCCGCGATGCCCATCAGCGCCTCGACTTGGGGCCTGCTGATGTCGCTTCCCATCCCGTATCCCGAGTCCGAGATGACGACCCGCGCCGCTTCCGCGTCCCCGGTCGCCAGAGCCCGCATGAGCCGCTTTCCGGGTTCAGGCGTCATGATGTCCGCGAACTCCGGGTCGTCAGGAACCGCCGTCCCCGCGTCAGCGCTGACGGCGCCGATGAACTCGGCCCTGAGCTCGGAACCGTCGGACGCGTTCGTGATGGTGAAGGCTTCGGGGCGAGAGCCGTTCTCGGCCCTGGCCGCAATCTGTTTGTTGCTCATGATGGTCTCCTCCCGTTTTGAGCCGGCCGAGAACCGGCCGTTGTTTTTCGTTTTCGGACCTCGCCCGGGACCGGACGGGGTTTTTCATTTCACCGCGTCGCCCGGACCTTCAGCTTGGAGCGGTCGCAGTCCGCTGCCGTCGCTCCCGGGCGTTCGGCCTTCCAGACCGGCTGCGTGATGACGCCGTCCGGGGACGCATACAGATAGCGGACGTCCGCGAACGACCCGACCTGCGGCATGCGGGCTGACGGCGGCACGGAAACCCGGCCCGCGTGAACCCACCCCGCCCCGTCCCACGTCTCGATGGACACCACTCGGCGGCCCTGGTCGTCGTGACCGGCGATGCGGAAGGTCGCGTCCTCGACGAATTTCACTTTCAGCATCCAAGCGGACGCGGTTGACCGGGACCGGCCGGGCCTATGCGGGGCGTCGGCCCGTTTCAGAACGTAGCCCTCGGCCCCGATCTTTCTCAGGCGTTCGGGGCCGTTCATGGCGTCGAAGTCCGCTTTTGGAATCGCTTGGCAGACCCGAAGCGTCCCAAGTCCGGCGCAGGCCATCTCGACTGAACCCAGAGTGTCGTTGCGCTGGCGGAACGTTGAGTCGCGGGTGACGTCCAGACCCTGGATGATGTCGAAGATCTCCAGACGCGTGCCCATGTCCTCTGAAAACAGGACCGCGGGGCCGATGCGTCGGAACAGCTCGAACAGGTCGGCTTCATAGTGAGCCGGAACCGGGACCGGGTTAGCGTCCCGATTGTAAAACTGGGCTCCGTCGGACGTGAGGCGGATGGGGCGGTTGACGCCGTCGTGCTTGCGCTGGACCAGCCAGTCCGCGCCGGAAAAATCATAGTGCTCCGGGACATGGAGTGGCGTCAGCAGGGACGGCAGCATGTCCGAGTGCACCTCGCGCTCCGCAACCTGACGGGACGGGTCAGTCCATCCCGCCCGGACCTTCTCGCGAACCAGCTTTTCAGCGATGCCGGTCGCCTCCTGATGCGGGACGCCCAACGCGATCGCTGACGGGAAGATGACCCGACCCGGTCTGCCCGAGTATGCCATCACATCTACCAGCCCGTGGGCCGCCTCGCGGAGACGGATCTGGAAGACGACGTGCCGGTTCTTTGCGGGGCACGCGTCGTGCAGTTCTGCGATCGTGTTCTCTGTCATGTCGTTCCTCCTTGGCTTGGTCCGAGAACCGGACAGGGTTTGTGATTCTGGTGCGTCGGCCGGGACCGGCCGGGCTCTGTCATTTCGTGATGCCGTCCAGAGCGGCCTGGGCGGCGTCTCTCGCGTCGCGGGCGGCGATGACGGCCCGGAGCCGGGCGGTCTGGCACTCCAGCAACGCGGTCTCCGCCCGAAGCCGGTCGGCCCCGGAACCGGACGCGTCGAACCGTTTTACCGCTACGCGGGCGCGTGCGCGGTCCGCGATGAACCGGATGAATGCCCGGCGTGCGGCGGCGTCCAGCTGTCGGACGTCAGGTCCCGGCGCGGCCGCTTGGTCTGTTCCGACGTTGATGCGGAAAAGCGGCGGAACGCGGGTGTCTGTGATGATGTCGATGTCCAGCATGCCTCCTCCTCGAGTCATGATCTTCGTGAGCTTGCCATGACCCGCCGCCCCCAGCGACGGGTCAGAACCGGATCACGAGATGTCGGCTTCGTATTCCCGGGCATATTCGATCTCCGCTTGCTCACGGTAGTCCTCACGCGTCAGGATCGCGTCGTGCGTCGTTTCCCGGATTTTCAGGAAGTCCTCGAGAAGTTCAGCGAACCGGTCGATCAGCAGGTCCCGAAGTTCCTGGCCCTTGAAGACCGGCGTCTTCTTGAAGCTGACAGCGATCACCCCGGAGTGCGGGATTTCAGCGATGCTGATGAGCGTAATGAACTGCTCGTCCTCGCCGCCGGTGCTCGCGATCAGCTTTTTCAGGTCGCAAGGCAGGTCGTGCGTGCCGAGGATGTCCCGGTTGCCGCCCGCGATCATCAGGGTCCGGTTTTGAGCGTTAAACCAGCCCGCCGCATAGTCCTGCCGGACGCTGGCGACTTCGCCGATGGAGAACGCATAGTCTTCAGGTGCCGCCAGGCTCAGGCCGAGCTGGTTGACGAACTGAAGGGCGATCCCGCCGCTGTCGGTCCCGCGGGTCTTCTCGACAGCCTTCGCGATCGCGGCGTAGTCGAACCGGTTGACGTTCTTCTCGGAGACGAGCATCGCGTGGGGGGTATCAAAGACGCCGTCCTCGTCGAATGCCGCGACCTCGAAGGCGGGCATGTCGGCGAACTCGCTGTTCGCGTCAACGATGCTCTGTGCTTCGGCGACCTGTGCTTCGAGAGCGGCGGCGGTGGTGTTTTTCAGGTTGGTCATGGCGTTTCTCCTGTTTTTTGCCAATTTTTTCGGGCCCCAAGTTTCCCCCGCGATTGCCCGATATTCGCGAGGCCCAGGTCGGCGGTTTTTGTTTATCCCGTCTCTCTGTGAAATCGTGATATGATCTTAATGCGTTGAAATCAAATAAAAAAACACCATCAACATTCAGGTAATGTTGATGGGATTTGAGTGAGCTGGGAATAAAATCCAATCACACAAGGAGATTTTCAGTCGTTATTTTTTAAATTAAAAAGACCCGCAAAAAAAAGTTTTGCGGGGTTCAGGTATTTTGAGATTTTAAAGAGAATCGTTGGCGAATCAGGCTGCGTGATTCGAATCACTGCGCGGCTCATTTTCTCTGTCTAAGATGCTGTCGAGACTCAGAAAAATTCGGTTACAGGGTGACAAGACTGCAGGACACGCTGTATCGCGATCTTACAACCAGATCGCGAGAGGGACATGGATCAGGTCGAGTTTGAGCAGATTCTGGCGGTTGCGACGGAGCGGCTGACGGACGACGTGCGGCAGTCAGCGGATCATCACAAGCCGTCGGTTTTTGAGGATTTCGTCAGAGAAACGGTTCAGCAGGTGCTGCTGGAGAGGGGGCACGGGGCAGCGATGGACCCGCGCGTTCAGGGTTTTCCGGACATCGCCGTCGGAAATTTCGGCATTGAGGTGAAGTGCACCGAAAGCGATTCTTGGCGCTGCATCGCTAACTCTGTTTCTGAGGGCAACGCAGTCGTCGATGTGGATCGAATATACGTCATCTACGGCAAGATCGGCGGGATACCTGAGGTCCGATGGGCCGATTACGGCAGGTCCATCATGCACGTCCGCACAAGTCACGTCCCGCGTTTTGAGATCGAGATCGGGACGCAGCGACCGCTGTTCGAGCAGCTCGGGACGACATACGAGGACTTCCGCGGTCTGTCGATGCACGACAAGATGCCATACATCCGCGAATACGCGAGAGGCAGGCTCGGGCCAGGCGAGCGGCTGTGGTGGCTGGAGGACAAGGAGGACGACGATCAGCACACGATGTCTTTGTCCGTGAAAATTTACATGGACCTTCCTCAAGACGAGAAGCGGAAGCTCAGGGCGGAAGCGGCGCTCATGTCCCCTATGATCTGCGCGAGCTCACGGTCACGCAGGAAATACAACGACGCCGTTTTGTATATGATGACGTATCGGGGCGTGCTGTGCCCGCAAGCCAGAGACCTGTTTTCGGCGGGCAGCGTGGCCGGTCCGGAGCGCGGCGGCAACTATCTGCTGAGGGCTTTGCAGGACATACAAGACGAGATGCGGACGGCGGCGCAGGAGCTGGAGGACGCGCTGTTTCAGGAGTATTGGGGGCACGTCCCGGCGCCGGAGAACAGGATCCTGGAGTGGCTGAGAATGGCCGACCAGTTCGCAAGTGACTGGATTCCCTCGGAAAACCTATTTTTTGACGAACAGAATCGGATCGGTTAGAATCGGCAAAAAGCGAAGCAGCCGCCCTGGCTGCCCCTCAATTTCAGGAGCAGCATATGTCCAAATATTCCGTCGTATCTATGTTTTCGGGCTGCGGCGGGATGGACTTGGGGTTGCTGGGGGGGTTCGATTATCTGGGTAAGCGCTTCAAGAAGAACCCGTTCGACATCGTGTGGTCGAACGACTTGAACAAATACGCTTGCGACACTTACGAGCACAACCTTAAGCACAAGATTCACGTCGGCAGTATCTGGGACCACATCGACACGATGCCGGGCTCCTGCGATCTGCTGATCGGGGGGTTCCCTTGCCAGGACATCTCGATCAACGGAAAGCGGCGCGGCATCGCGGGTGAGCGGTCGGGACTGTATCGCGCGATGGTCGAAGCCGTTAAGCGCATGCGGCCGAAAATGTTCGTTGCGGAGAACGTCCGCGGGCTTTTGTATGCGTATAATCGCGAGAGTCTGGAAACGGTGATCAGCGATTTCTCGGAGCTCGGCTATGACGTTACATACAAGCTGTATCTGACGGCGGATTACGGCGTCCCGCAGAGTCGGGAACGCGTTCTGATCGTCGGTGTCCTGGGTGGAGCCGCACCGTTCGTTGAGCCGGAGCCGGTCACGCCGAAGGGGGCGTGGATCGGTTCGCGTAAAGCGATCCAAGATCTGGAAGACGTGTCGCAGGACAAGGAATTCAGTCACGTCTGGTCGCTGGCGAAGCGGACCGGAGATCAGGGCGGACGTGTGCTGAATCCCGAGAGGCCCTCGCCGACAATCCGCGCTGAGTGTCACGGGAATAACTCGTTCCACTATTCGCTGCCACGCCGCATCTCCATGCGTGAGGCCGCGCGGTTCCAGTCGTTTCCGGATAACTTCATTTTCAAGGCGCGGCTGCGCGAGACGGAGCGGATGATCGGCAATGCGGTGCCGCCCGTTTTTGCGTGGCACGTGGCACAGTCAATCCGCGCGACTCTGGATGCGTTCGAGACGGTTACGCAGATCGACAAGGTTCTGGTCGCAGCGGAGTAATCGAGCGGCTCGACACGTCCCCCGGATTCGCGCCCCTGGTCGCCGACCTCCGTAGGGGAGCGGGTCCTTCCGGGGGATCCCCGTCAACCGGGGGGGCGTGGAACCCCGGTAAAACAGCGTATTTGGGCCCCAGGGGGGTGCGCCACCACAAATAAATCCAAAACGGTCTTTTGCCGTTTAATGTCAATGGCTTGCGCGATCCAGTAAATCGAATTGTTTGTGCATTTGGCGTGTTTTGGTGCGCCGAAAATAAGACTTGGGCGATATGCCAAGATTATCGTTCGTCGGCTTTCGTCGGCATGCCGTATTTATCGCGTGTCACGGCCGGGTCGTCGGAACCCAAGATTCATTTTGGGATAGTTGCCCAGAGCTCGCTCTGGGCCAGTTACCCGGGACGGCCGTGATTTTCTCTGTTGATGGACATGCAGTTAGTTGCGATCACGTTCGGGTCAGCCGCAACGGATTACAATCATGTCAGTCTATATCGCGAACTTCGGCGTCCAGAACTACGAGTGGCCGGAGTGCCTGAAACGCGGCACCATCGCGACGGTCAACGAGGTGAAGGCGTTCGAGCTCTGGAAGGCGGGCGACCGCGAGGGCTACATCCGGACGCGCATGGCCGGTCTGACCGTCGCAGGGAAACAGCCGACCAGGGCGGTCGCGGCCCGCTGGTATAACCTGATGAGCATCATCACGCAGTCCGTCGGCGACGTCTGGATCCACAAGGAGGGCCCCAGGATCTGGTGGACGCGGACGACGGACGAGCCGGCCAGCTATTACGAGAAGGTGGAGCCGGTGCACCCGCGTCGGCACGTGGTGGTCTGCCACAAGCCGTGCGAGCCGTGGCGAAACGCCGACGAGACCGGCGCGCCGCTGCTGTGGGACGCGCTGCATCCCAAGGCCAAAGACTTTCTGGCTACCGAGGCAACGCTGCAAAAACTGACGCCGGACAACGCGGCTTACGCGATGGCCCTGATACACGGGGAGCCGCGCGAACAATGGCACGCTCTGCCGGTGTGGGCCGCGAAGGTCCAATCGTCAAAAAACAAAAACACCGGTGCGCGGATTTACGGCGGTCTGGACAAGTGCATCTGGAGGATGGCCAACACCGCGTTTCACACCACGGCACACGCGAACGGCCAGACGGTCGAGAAGACCGTAAAAAACAAGGACTGCCTGTTCACCAGTCAGGTGGCGCTGGAGGCCTACATCCGCGAACTGATCGAGATGCAGGAGGGGCAGTGCGCCATTACGGGGATGAAACTGAACTTCGACGACCCTGACGAGGACGTCGAGATGTGCGCGTCTCTGGACCGGATCGACAGCTCAGGACATTACGAGCAGGGCAACCTGCAAGTCGTTTGCCGGTTCGTGAACCGCTGGAAGGGCGCGGACGACAACGCGGAGTTCAAGCGCCTCATAGACATACTGATGACCTGAAACGCGGGGCCGGAAGTTTATGTCACGCTTTTTGTCCCGGAAATGTCACGCTTTTTTGTCACGCTTTTGTCCCTCAATCAGCCGTGCGATTGAAAGCTGCCGACAAAGATTATGGACAACCTACGCATATCGACGCGGTTTGATATTAAGGACACTTATGTATGGTTTCGACGCAAAACGGAGCGATTAGCCGCTTAAGCTCTGACGCCGTCTGTGGATACGGCTCCCATGTCCACCAGACGTCCCGACCATTCATGTGCCGCTTATATGCGTAAAACAGTGCACTCATGTCGATAACGATATTCGCGTCATGTAGCATCCTGTGTGCTGCTTTGAGTGAATTGTCATCATGATGTGCGCCGACGCAGCTCGGCATGTCCCAGACGAAGTCGGACATAATATCAGGACGTATCGACAGGTGAGTCATTATTTCGGGAGCTTCGACATACTCCCAGACCGCACCGTTTTCGGCGTCCACGGGCTCGCCGTTAACAACGGACCTGTCCACGGGAGCGTTCAACTTCGCCATGCTACGCATCAGCCGCACGGCGGTTTCACCTCTCATCAGAAAATCTGTCGTGTCTATATCCTCCGTTCCCTCGTCAGGGATTCGGTCTTCGTCTCGCTTCGTCATTTTCCCCTCACAGATACCGACGGATCACGCTGAGCGCGTCCCTCGGCTTATCGTCAATATTCGGTTCCGGCGGCGTCCTGACCGCAACCACGTTCATGCCGTCCTCGACCCGCAGCACGTGGTCGTGCGGGGGCGACAGCGGGTCAGCGGCCTCATAGCGAACCAGAACGCCGGTGTCCGGGTCCAAGAACGCCCGTCCGGATTTCGACAGGCTCATGACCCTCTCCTGAAATCAGATTGCGACCGGATGGCATCAGTGATGATGGCGTCAATCGCCTCTCTCGCTCTGGTTGCGGTCTTCAAAACGCAGGACGGATCGCGCGTATGGATTAAGTCGTCATTCAGCTCGACGATATGATCCAACATGGGCCTTATACCGTCCGCAAGTCTGCCATATCTCAAAAAGCCGTCGACAAGGGATTCGTCGTCTGTCATGGCTTCACCTCAAATGTCTCATAGAAAAAATCGTCGGGATCACCTCTGCCGAAACGCGAGTGCCAATCGAGGTGCTCGGCTTCCTGACGCTCAACCTCGGACTTCGCGGAATCTTCGGACAGGAAGACGTCGATGATGGTGAGATCTCCGCCCATGTTGACTCTCTGGACGAGATATACGCGGCTAAAATCGGTCACGGCCGCCCTCCGAACACCGGCTTCCGCCTGACCGACCGTTCCGCAAGCGAAACCGGCACCACCACCATCTGCCTGATGGACTGACGTTCCAGCCGCTCGGCGTTGCGCAGCAAGGTGCTGAACTCTCGCTGCGTCCGCGCCGTCCTGATCATGCGGTCATTATGGCGCATCGCGTCCGTCACGCGGATCGTCTCGCCAAGGATGTCGTCTGGGGTGTTCATCATGCTCGCCTCCCTGGAGATTATGGTTGTTGTGTGGTGTCGGTGCCCGGAGCCCCCCGCTCCGGACGCCGGTCAGCGATCGGGGACGTCTGCGGGGAAATCGAAGATCCGGACGACGGTTTTCCCGCCGCCGAGGTGCTTGACGGTCATCGGTCCGCGACACGTAACCCGCGCGCCGAGTTTCACGTCCTCGGCAGTCCGCTCGTCGTCTCCGTGGACGCGGATCCAGATGCCGTTCCGGTCGTCCAAGAAGGCGTGGACCTCGCCGCGTTCGAACAGTTCGTCGACGTTGTATTCATTTTCGGCATCGGACCCAGAGAAGTCAGGGAACGCATCCTGATATCTTACCGACATGTCTTCATAGGCGCGGATCTGCTCTTTGATGGTATTCATCATTATCCTCTTGTCGTTGATGGTTGATCGCGGACCGCCCTCAGGCGGCCTCGCGGCTTTGGATGTCGATGACGATGCTTCGGATGACCGACGGTGCGATTTTGCCGACCTGCTTGGTATCCAGGTTACCCGCCTCGATTTCGTTAGCCCCCTCATTCAGGACGTCCCTGATGACTGACGGGATCAGTTTGCCCAACTGAGACACGTTGATGACGCCGCCGGTGTTCTCTGCCGCCATCTGACGGACCCGATTCTCCGTAACGAACGCGTGGACGAATTCAGCCACATCCTTGGACAGGACTGTCTCGTGCTTGACGTGCGTGCGTCGGACCGGGTCGTGGTGCGCAGCCTTCACCTTGAAGAACATCGGCATCCGGCCGTCCAAATAGTCGCCCGGCACCTGGGTAAAAACCAGACCCTCTCCTCGTCCGCAGACGCCGAAATGATCCTTGACGTATGGGTCTTCCACACCGATCGCATCCACCTGGGCCAAAATGTCCTCGTGAAGTTCCCGGTTATGCTCGTGGTCGTATGCTCTGATCTCGACCTCTGGTCCGGCCCACGGCAGGACGCAGATGTTCTCCGGGATTTGGGTGTAAATTTCGCTGAGGAACGCGGATATGGCGTCCGGGTCAGTCGTAAAGGACCGCTTAGAGTGTCCGACGGAGTTGTGGTCGAACTTTTTGTCTTCGGTGAGGGCGATCGCCAGAGCGAACGGGAAGAACGTCCGCTTAGGGATGTCCGACACGGCGTCCGCCTCCTCAGCGCACCCCGGACCCGCCCACTCGCCGTAGATGGCGTAAGACCGGTCGAAGCGGCGGTCAGGAAGCCGCAGCTCGGACAGGACGCTGAACATATCGAATTCAACCAAGACGTGGTTACGGCTCTGCAAATAGACCTGGTCGCCGTTCTGGATGATACCCACGTTGGCCCCGTGGAGTTTGATCTTCGGACGAACCCGGATGGACTGGACGCTACCCTTGATCATCTGGGTAACGACGTCTGCGAAACGGTGGGTGCTTGGGTAGCGGATGTGCTCCATGATGGTTTCCTGCCTGTTGGTCGTTTATAGTTTTTGTGGTGTTTTGGGTGCCCGGAGCCCCCCGCTCCGGACGTCTTCGGTCAGAAACAGATGACCAGCTCCTCGTCGTCCCCGGTCCCCGCCTCGGTCACGACGACCCCGTCCGGCGTGGCGGTGATGACCCCGCCGAAGTGCCAGCCGTCGTCTTCCGTCAGGTCGTCTTCGTCCTGCTCGTCGTCCGTCAGAAACACGGACAGCAGATCGGCCAGGTTTGTCCGCAGCTCGTCAATCAACTGCCCTGCAGCATCGGCTTGAAACGTCGCCAAGGCGGTGTTCAACGTCGCTGTTTCGTCCGCGTGCAACAGCTGCCTGACGGCTTGGATGCTGCTCGTCAGGTCTTCCGTCAGCTCGTGGGCGGCGTCCAGCGCGGCCGAGGTGTGCGTCGGGTTCAGCGGCACGCCCAGGTGCCCGTATCGCTCGTAATCCGTGTTCATGGCGTCCTCCTCAGTGAAGCTTGCGGGTCTTGCTGGCGATCTGCCCCAGCGTCTCGCTGTATCGGCGCACTGCGTCCCGATACTTCGCGATGTCCGTGTCCGACGGGGTCTTCCCGACCCCGAACGCGGAAATCCCGGCGATGGCCAGGCCGATCCGGTCGGCGTTCAGGCGTCCTTGGTCCTGGACGTCGTCGGTGCTCTTTTCGCAGAGGCCGATGAGAGACCCGAAGTCGAACGCGGGCTCCGGGCCGGTTTCGTGCTGGGATTGGCGCTGGCGCGCGGCATCAGCGTAAGCTGCGGCGGTCTTTTTTAAATCGACGGGGGCGTCATCCAGAATGTCTTGAACGCTGACATTCAGGTTTGATACGATTTCCTCGATCCACCCGAGCCCGTCAGCGATCTTCTCCAAGATTTCGTCGGGGATCTTAATGGATCCCGAAACTTTCAGCTTTACGGTGATTTCGTTTTTGTCAGTCATGGTCCACTCCGTTTCTAAAATGACAGCCTAAAATTGGCGGTCACACTGAATATCGAAGCGTTATGACGGTGTAAATAAAAATCAGTGGCGTGTTTTTCCTTGGACGCAAGGAAATAATATGGGCGATTAAAAATAAATTCGCCGATTTTTACCGGGATCGCGCTTTTGGCATTTCAGGTGATTCGCCCACAGGGCATTCGTCAGCGGATAATGCCCACATGACCGCAAATACCGGCGCGCTGGCCGCCATCGCCAACACGGTGATGACGGCCCAGACGACGCGGCGGGACGCCCGCATATACGACTCCTCGCCGCGCGTCGGGAAAAGCACCCTTAGGGGGATCATGACAACACCATCCCGGTTGCGGCGTTGCGGATGCCGTGCTTGTTGACGAACGCCACGCCCGCCGGGGTGTATTCGTGCTGGCTGACCTGCTGGGTCAGGGTGTTGCCGCACACCGCGCGCGCCGCGACGCCCCGCAAGGACAGCTGGACGAACAGCATGTGATACGTGGACGGCACCAGCTCCACGCCCTCGACGAACACGTCCCTCAGGTCGACGCCGACGGACTCGCAGTGGTCGGCCAAGGCCACCAGCAAGCCGCCGGAACCCGCTGCCGGGTCCGCGCCCCGGAAGTGCCCCTGATCACGGACGATGGCGGCGATGTCCGGAGCGGTCATCCGCACAAGCATCTGTGAGACCTCGAACGGCGTGAAAAACTGTCCGACGCCGCCGTCCAGCGCCCCCATGAGCCCGCACGCCTCGCCGAGAAAGTCACGGCCGCCCTTGGATAACGCTGCCTGCGCGACGCCCAGCATCGCCTCCATGGTCCGGATGTCTTCCGTGGTGTATTTCGCGGACGCCTCGGCCTGCTGCTGCATGAGTTGACGGGACCGGTCTGGGGTCCGGGCCGTCACTGCGGCGATCGCGCAGAACATGATCTCGCACCAGTCGTCGAAGACGCGGAACGGCTTGTGGCCCTTGATGCTGCGGGCCAAGGCGACGAACTGCTTGACGGGGGCGGTTTCGGGCTCCGGGGCCGCGCGGGTGACCGGGCTAAATGGGAACCCCATCAGCGCGGACGCGGACTGAACGCCTTCGTGTATGTGTTGGTATCTCATGTTTCCTCTCCTGTTTTGGGTGGCCCGGCCCCTGGATGGGCCGGGCGCATCGTTCACTTGCGGGGCGCAATACAGATGACGTTGCTGACGGTGCCGGATGCCACGTTCATAGGGACGGACAGCCCATCCAGGCTGACGGCAGTATCAGTGGGCGCGGACTTCGGTGCGCCCGACAGGGCAGACTCGACCATGTCCCACTCATCTGTAATCGAGGAAGCGGGTCTCGCCGCCAGATCTTCCCGTTGTTCGTCCTCAACAACGTCGCGGTCACCGGTTTCTGCCTCGCTGACCTGAGATGACAGCCAGTCCGAATCGACCGCATACGATTGCTGCGATCCGTAGCGCTCGAACCTCGCCGTGGTGCTTTTGGTGACGAACGGAAGCATGTCGATGGCACCGCGAACCAAAGCAGTCGCCTTCGAATCGTAATCAGGGAAACGATCCATGCCTGCATCCCGATGGTAAGCCTCGAAGGCCTCGCGCATGCAGAACCGCTCACGGTATGTGAGGCCGTCGATTGCGACGCGCGCGAACTTGCCGGATGACGGCTCGGACAGCCATCCTGTCAGCCAGCCCGCGAACGCGTGCTCCGGCGTCTCGATGGTCGCCTCTCCTTGAAGGCGTTTCGCGATTTCGTCCGCTTCACCAGTCAGGAACAGCGGAAGGTCCCCCTCGTGCTGGTCGCAGCGCATCTGCCGATAGGCCTCCAAGGCCTCCGCATAAACCTGCTGGATCTCGGCGCGGACGGAGGCCAGGTCGACCGGGTTCTGTTCAGTGGCACCGACCAGTAACGGCCAGAAGCGGCGGTTCCCGGTCGGGTCGATCAGATAGCCCTTGTCGTTTGACGTGCCGACCGTGATGAAACCGCGCTTCCGCTCCTCGGTGTATTTCGAATATGCGGCTCGGGCCCGGTCCGCCTTTGAGGACAGCTTGGACTTCACGGTCCGGCTGTTGACCCCCAGCAGCGCGGCCAGCTCCGGCAGCTCGATGAACCACTTACCGGCGGTCATCTCGTTCATGACCTTGGAGTCCGTGAACTGGCGCGGCTCGCTGATCTCGCCGAAATACCCCAGCGACCACACCTCGATCAGCGAGGACTTCGCCGATCCCTGGATGCCTTGAAGGACCGGCATGAAGTCGAACTTGTGCCCGGGTTCCAGCAGCCGCGTCACGGCGGCCACGAACGTCAGTCGGGAGACCGCGTGGTTATATGCCTGGTTGCGCTCGTCCAGTCTTAACCAGCGCGTCAGCGCGGTGTCCAGACGCGGCTTGCCGTCCCACTTGGCGGACGTGATCTGCTCGTAGATGGGGTGGGAGGCGTTCTGGTAGGCCGCGTTCCGGACGGCGTTCGCCATCGAACCAGCCCCGACCACCAGACCCCATCCGCCCGCCTCGACCGGCGAACCCAGCCAAGTGTTCAGCGCGCCCTCGTGGTCGTCCCAGAAGTTGTCCCCGCCCGGCTCGCAGCTGATGTTCGCCAGACCGACCGTCCTGAACTGGACCGGCTTCTCCACGCGGATGTTGCCCGTGAACAGGTCCAGCGACAGCGCCCCGTGGGTGCGCGGGTCGTTCTGCAAGATCAGCGTGGCGTTGTAAGCCGTCGCCTTGTATCCGTCCGGACGGCCCCTGAGGTCCATCTTCTCGTCCAGCAACCCGACCAGCTTCTCGTGCGGCATCGGCTTTGAGTTGGCGCGCTTCGTTATGCGTGATTTCAGGCGGTGCTCCGCGCGGCTGAGCGGCGTATGCCAAGATGCGGGAACCTTGGGTTCCGATTCAGTCGCCAACTCCTGACACAGCTCGTCCAGGTCCCCCTCGATCTGCTCCGCGTCAGCCTCGCAGGTCTCGTCCATGCCCGCGTTCAATGCGTCCAGCAGCGCGTCAAAGTCTTCGTCTCGTGCGTCAGACGCACGTAATGTTGCGATATTCGTAGCTCGTGCCATGTCAAACCTCCTATTTCGTTGGCAATCTCCCAAGATGTCGCCGGTCCCCCCAGACCGGCCTGAACTACATGTCTCCAGCTTCCGAATGTTGCAACATCTTTTTGATAAAAAACAAAAACATGACATTTTTTCAGCCCGCGAAAGTCTTTGACTCTAAAGACTATTGAGGCAAAAAATGGGTGAAAAAATATTTTTGTTGTGTGCCATTCGGCGTGTCTTTCGGTGTGTCAGCGTGCCTGAATGGTGAATTTTAAGCGAATCACCCCGCGAATCGGCGCCGACAGGCCGTCCCGTCAGCGCCATCCCGGCGGACAAAAAGCATGTCCGGGCAGAAGTATTTTGCGCCGCCCTTAACGATTATCCTTCTGTGTAAGGATTTTTCATTTACGGTCAACATGCTGATATTAACTGTTATTTTGTTGATTCGTTCACCTTCTCATGTTCTAAGCGTCCATCCAAAAAACGTCGGGGGGCGTGAACGACTTAGGAGGAGCAGATGTCGGGTGGAGCGAGGAATAACGTGAGCGTTTCGGCGCGGGAGCAGGTGCTGATGTCCGAGGGCCGCAGGGTCGGCAGGCTGGTCGTCAGGGGTCTGAACCGGAACGGGGACGTGGTGTGCGACTGCGAATGTGGCGAGACGGAGGCTGTGAGCCGCGGCGTCTGGCTGTCAGGCAAGCGCTATCAGTGCGGGTCGTGCGACGAGTGGTCCAACGCGTCGCCGGTCCAGCAGATCATCGGCTGCCGCGACACCTATGACACGCTGATGTCCAGAGCCCGCGGGGCGAAGGACCGCTGCAACAACCCCAACAACCCGAACTACGACAATTACGGCGGCAGAGGCGTCCGGTTCCTGTTCGCGGACGAGGAGGCCTACGCCCTGTGCCTGTTCATGCACGGCTGGCGCTACGGCGACGAGCGGACGACGGACAGAATCGACGTGAACGGGCACTACGAGTTTAACAACGTCAGGCTGGCGGACGCGTCCGAACAGGTCCGCAACCGGCGCGTTTCGGTCGTCGTGGACACGGGGGACGACGTCGTGCCGCTGGCCACGCTGGCGGAGCGGAACGGGATCTCACCGAACTCCCCGGAATACGCGCGCCTGTCCGGATACGTCAAAAACTCGAAGCAGCGCGTATTCGAGGACATCATGGGCAAGATCGACGAGCTGACCGGCGCGGAGGCGGCGTGATGGACACCAGGGTCGTGAGCACAATCAGGAATACGCTGGATAAGCCTGACACCAAGGCCGTCCTCACGGAGCCCGGAACCCGGCACGGGCGGTTAACGGTGTCCGGCAGGAACGCCCTGGGCAACGTCGTCCTGAGGTGCGATTGCGGCGAGACCATCCGCCTGAGTTCTGGGCAAGTCATGTCCGGGAAGCATTATCAGTGCGAATCTTGCGACAAGTGGGACCGGAAAACCCCCGCTCACCGTTTAGTCGGAACGCAGGCATATAAAAGCTTGGCGTCGCGGGGTTATGGCGCGAGAGACAGGTGCTTAAATGCGTCGCACCAATCGTATCCCTCTTATGGTGGTCGCGACATTCGTTTTAACTTTGACGATATTGAGCATTACATCCAGTATATGGCCCCTGCGGTTATGACCTGCGGGACGGACGGACAGGTGGACCGCATAGATAACGAAGGAAACTATGAGCCGGGTAATCTCCGCATCATTTCCGCGAAGCATAACGGTAGGAATCGCCGAAGCACTATATTAATAGACGGCGTTCCGCTTGGGGAGGTCTGCGAAAAATTCGGATTTAACCCGACGGATGACCTGAGCATATACAGGAGAATATCAGAGAGGGTCAGATACAGGATTGGTTCTGGGGGACTGGTTGATGTTGCGTTTCTCGAAGAGACTATTAAATCCGCAAGAATAACCCCGGTCACGGCCGTTTCGAAACCGAGAGCGAAAAGACAGCCTGTGGTCGTCTGCGGACGAACCCTGCGGGATATTCTCGATGAGGTGGGATTTGGCGGCAATAAGGCTGTTTACAACAGCACGAGGATGCGAATCTCGTATCATCTCAATCAGGGCGTCACGGGCATTTCGGTCGAGATGGTGAGGTCATGGGCTGTGAACTACGCGAATACGAGGGGTTTGCAGCCGGGCGCGCCAGTTTCGGGGGATTCGTGAGCGATATGATGGCGTCACGCCGTTGACCATAACCGCGAAAAGCACGATAATGACGGGAAACCACGAGGTATCCCATGTTTTTCATGCACGGACTGGACGAGGGCGTGGCTGAGTTCCACGAGCGCCTGGAAAAAGCATACAAGACGTCTTCCCTGACCCCTGACCGGGACCACGGGCGATACGTTTGGATTGCGAACAAACTGAAAGAGCACGGCGGCACGGCCTCACCGGAATCCGTGCGAAAGTGGTTCGCGGGCATGACGAAGCCCCGCGGGTCCACGATGGGGGCTCTGGCGGCCGTTCTTGGCGTGACCGAGGGGTGGCTGGAGCACGGCATAATGCCGGACGCCTCACAGCTGGATGATGCGATACCGGACCATCTCGCCCCCAAATCTGGTGAGAACGACTTCATAATCGACTTCGAGGACCCGGAGTTCGACGTCCTCACGGTCGGCGACAGGTCACAGGAAGCGCGGGAGAACGCGACGGCGGCGGGGCTGGTGTCCGCCCGCCTGATGTTCGCCGGCATCCAGCACCGGCACGCGAAGTCCCGCATCCTGGTCGAGGACGGCAGCAAGGCGCGTGAGATCGCGGTGGTGCTGATGCACAAGGTCGCCGACAGGGGCGGCGTCTGGGTGGCCCGGATGCCGGAGGCCCGCAGCGGGTTTGAGCCCTACACGACGTCGTTCGACATGCTGATGTTCGTGATGCCGCGCGGGGGGCGTGAGCCCGCGCTGTTTATCGTCAAAGGTAAGGCCGCTCCGCGCCTCGGGGTCCCGGACCAAGTTATTGAGATCCGCGAGACCGGCGAGCCCAATAAGCCGCAAATAACCTTGCGTGCGGACGGTAAAACTGACGTGCCGGTTGATCCAATCAGGGACTTGTCCCTGTTGGAAAGACTGTTGGGTTGATTTGATGCGCGCGGCGCGTATTTAATAATCCGCACCGCCCCTACTTAATAATCCGCACCGCCCGTATTTAATAATCGGGAGCGGGGCGCTCCGCCGCGCATCGCTGTAACCGCCCCATAATGCGCCAGTTCCGATATCCGGGGCTGGCGTTTTTATTGCGTTTCTGCGGGGGGCTGTTTCTAAGGCGGGAATCCGGCATTTGGGGCTCCGCGACGAGGGCGGAACGGTGTCACAGGCGGCCCGTTGCCCGGCCCGCAGGCGTGCTGTATGGTCGCGCTGGTGACGGAACCTCGCGACAATTGGGCATGAACACGCCACAGCGCTGCGGGGGCCGTCCAAGCAAATTGTTGGCATTTTTGTTGGCATCGGTAGAATCATGGTGTATGCTACATCAGCATTTGCTGGGTTTTTGAGGTCTTGTTCGAGTCCTCTTCTGGGCACCAAGACTTGCGAAAAGCCGTGCAACCCGATCAGGTTGCGCGGCTTTCGTCTTTTCCGGCCTGTTTGTTACCGGACTGCGGCATGGCTTCGCGCCCTGCCCTGCGACATTCCGCCACTTACCGCGCCCCCCCCCGCCAAACGGGAATTAGGTGTCCCGGCGGGCGACCATGGTCGCATGGGGTAACGGCCGATTCGGCGTTATGCTGTCCTACCGGGATGAGGAAACTGCCATGATCAATCGCGCCGTGCTTTGCCTGGCCCTGTCCACGCTGCCCGCCCTTGCCGAGGCACCGGAGCAGGGCACGCTGAACCCCGAGGAGTTGTCGCTGAATCGCGCACTGACCGACGCGATGGAAGGCGAAACCTCGATGACCACCTGCGCCTCCGGCTATCTGATGACCAAATCGGGCCAGCACGAAATGGCGCGGCGGCTGTTCGAAGCCTGCGTTGCCGACGGCTACACCGGCGCGATGACATGGATGTCCTATCTTGAGGACAATGGCTTTGGCGCGCCGGAGGACCCCGATGCGGCAGCGGATTATGACCGCATGGCCGCCGAGGCGGGCGATCCGGTCGGCATGTTCAACTACGGGCTGGACCAGATGCGCGGTCGGGGCACGCGGCGGGACGAGGAAGCGGGGCGCGCACTGGTGGATCGGGCGGCGGATATGGGCCTTTCCGTGGCCCAGCGGCTGCGCGCGGCGGATTACGACCTTGATGAGGTCACGCCGGATGCCGACAACTGGAAATACGCGCCAATGTTCTAG